CAGATTTCAGGCTTATATAGAGGATAAAGATTACTCCGAAGAGGAGTACGACCAACTAAAAAAAGATTTTGAAGCCTATTTCACTAACTACGTTTCAAATGTTTCAGCAGATTTTGAAGGCGGATTGGATAATAAATAATTTATACCTGAAAATCATCTATTATCATATTTCCCCCCTAGTCACTTGTATTAGACTAGGGACTTTTTTTATTAGAAAACAAAAAAGCCGCCTCATTCTATGAGATGGCCATGGAATCAATCTAGCAAATATCTAAGCAAACCCAAAAATCAACGATTTAAGATAAATAAAAAAGCCCATAACAACGGGCTTTTTGCAAAATGAATCTTAAAATTAAAGCATTTTGTTGTAGAGCTAAGCTAGGTTTTTCTTAGCTATCTATTCAACCTAAGAAGCTAGTAAAAACTAGCATTATATAGGAAGAAAGTTTTTATAGATTGCTTTACAATTTACCTAAAAGTTAGCAAATAGGTAAGCAAAAATATCAATCATTTTACGAGTTCAGCAGGCAAGAGACTAGCACCAGCAAGGTGCTTTTTTAGTTGTCTCCGCCTAGTTCTTTTATTATATCCGATACTTTTTCTAAACTCAATATTTCGTGTGGCTCAACTCGTTCACCGTCTAAAACGTAGTCATGGATCTTACCATTCTTTCGGACAATCTGGACAGTATCACCTTTAATAAAACCATTGTCCATAGCCTCTTTAAATTCATCATAGGTTAGCATTATATCATTCTCCTTTTCTATTCGTAATCGATACAGAAAAATAGAACTGTGTTATATCTCAGATTAAATAAAAGATACTAAAAAAGCTTACTATAAACTAAGCTTTTTTATCTTTAATAGATGATGTTATATTTTTAGCAGATTCTAAAGAGTTGAATCCTAATAATAGAGCACGCTCATCGTTATTTTTACAAAGATTCCGTATACTTTTTTGAATATCATGCCAATTATATTTGGGATTTATTTGATTTACAAGTTCGACAATTATTATTATTACAACGGAAAGTCGATTGGTCGGTTTTTTTATAATCGTATCGTTCTTAGTGCTCTCAATAATATATAGATATCGATTCCAATATTTACGGGTTTTAGGTTTAGTTGTTAACTTTATATCAACTAGATTCGAATTGTGAGCACATATATTCCTTATAAAATTAAGACATTTCATCCATGCAACAAGTTCTTCGTTGCTACATTTATAGTATGAGGATATTGATTCCAAATTAGATTCACTCATAATATCGAGGATTTTTACAATATCTCCAAACATTAACAAGTCAATCCCGAGCCAAACTGATGGAAATCCATCAGGATCTGTATTTATTTTATTATTTAACTCAGAAGATTGACTAAGCTTAACTATTTTTGACAATCTTTTCTTTATCGAAAATTGCTCTTTTTCAATTTGAAACTTTGTATATTTTTTACGATTTGACCATGAAGAAAAATTCAAATACCCAAAAGCCCCGTACTTTTTACCTAGTACATACGAAATTCTCGTTTTTATTGAAACCTCTATTTTCTCAATGGCATGAAGTAAATAAATTCTAAGATTTTTATCTTGATAATAGCGAGTAAGCACCTCTTTAAATTCTACTCCATTGTATGAAATAGAAGTTACACCATCTTTTTTCGAGATGGTAGATAAAGGTCTTGCAAACTCTTTAAGTCGATAATAACTGATATTCTTTATTTTATCAACATCGTTATCAGTAACTTTCATACCCCTACTTTTGAATAGGTCTAACTGTTCTTGCCATGACAAAGCTATGGGTGCTTTCATTGAACCTCCTAAAGTTATAAAAAAAGCCCCACGTCAGAACGTATCTGTCCATAAAAGGATGTGGGGGGTTTGTCATCTTTATTAAATTCTATCAGGTTAGAATAAATTATGCAATAACTTTATTTAAAAAAATTCTATATAAATATTTCTTGTTCAAATATCCTTCGTGATGAGCTTTTTTATTTGTATCCAATGATTTCTATAAATTGGTATAGACACCCTATAAAAAACTGGAAAAAGTTGCGCGTGATGTAAGACAACACCTTGTCGTGGCTCTCCAGACGGCAATATAGGGGCGGGGGTGCATTTAAAAATAGCCCGAATGTATCGGACTATTATTTGTATAGGGCGTGCTAAGGACGTTATAGAGGGGTTTTAGTTTGTCTCTTTTGGGCTACCGTCTGGGTTAAGATAGCCTTGCTGAATACCCCATTCAACTTGGTCGTCATGCCATTGTTGACGTGCCTCATTCTGACCTTGCTCACGCGCAACCTCGGGTGAGTCTGCAGGTACGCCACCATAACCCGGTGTGTATCCATACTGTTCTTGAGCTTGTTTTAACGTGTCTTGTGGTGGTGTTACTCCGTCAGCTTGCGTGCTAGGTGCTTGCTCGCTTTGTGTCGGTTGTTCCTGCGTTTGAGATGTTTCACTAGGTTTTTCTTTAGATGAACTATGTGAGCTATGTTTTGATACCTTTGTAACTGTCGTAGGTTTGTTTTTTACTTCCTTTGTTTTCTTACTTGGTTGCGTAGTTACGATAGCAACAACAATTACAAGGATAGCTAATGGCAATATATACCACTTATATTTCTTAATGATATCCATATCTTTACCTTTTTCTACTTGGTTTCTATGACTCATTATAGCCCAACTATTCCATTCATTCAATCCATTATCGGATATCGCTTTACTAATACCATTCCACTATTTTCTACTATTAAAGTTTCATTCTAGTATTTTCTAACATTTATGGTTTCCATTCCCATATTTTCCAATAATATAGTAGTGTTTTATACCGACATTTTCCAACATCTCCCATAATTAGGGCGTTAAGAACGTTCCCCGCTCCATGTAAAGAGTAACTCGAAAAATCAAGATCATATCATAGTTTAATCCCACTTAACCATAAGTCTTCACCTTTGCGCCAATATTGATAATACTTAGCTCTATGCTTGTAATAAGTTTTCCAGTGCATTCTTTTTGGCTTATCGGGAAAATCGGGAGTTATGTAGTCCTTTGCTTCATATCCAGCCACTATCTTTTGAGCTTCTTTAACTGCCTGCTCCCAGTAATAAACACAGTCGGTCTTGCTTCGGTTTAATGTTCTATTATGAAACCCTAGACACTTTCGACATGATAAGGCTTCGCAATACCAATATAAGCTCGTTCTAGCCTCTCCACAGTTAGGGCAATATAAATAATAGCGATAGCCTCCATAGTTTAATGACTGCCGTTTTAGAGGCGTTTCTTGACCGTTATAAACTATGGTCAACTTATCCAAGTCTAGCCATACCCTAGCTTTGCCGTGTGATATCTTCGCCTTGGTTAGGTTGCTAGCTTTGAGAACGTCTATAAACGCCTTTAATTCAATTTCTATCACTTTGATACCTCGCCTTATATATGAGCAACCCAACTATTCAAGCAAATCAACCAGTTCACCGTTTCGATAATTTTCAGCAAAAGCTAAACAAGCAAGGTTAACTAGCTCTTGAAATCTTGTTTTAGCATAGCCTAATTCTTGACCGATAGCCCAGTTTGGTGCTGGTGGAGATTTAAGAAACGGCGATAGATAATAACCCTATATCGTTCATCAATGATATTTCTGTGTGCTTCCTCATAGCTTCCAGCTCATTCATGGCGTCCATTCGTCTTAGGGCTAGTGTTTCAACGATATTGCTACGGTGATTGCTCTTAGAACGTGGCTCAAAGGTGTAATTAGCAGTTATACGTTGCTCAGCACTATCACGCGCAATCTCTCGCCATCGTGGGTATTCTCGCAACTTCTTTTTAGCATTCTTGATTGTCTGCTTTTCATTGATTTCCATTAGTTCCATGATTTATCCTCTTTTTATACTAGTTAAAAGCGCTCAGATAACCCAAGCGCTTCATCATCTATCATTACCTATGCTTCACTGCAACCCTTAGAATAGCTCTCAAAGCTCTCACAAACACGGTTGAATGGCTCAGATAGGTTGCTATCTGATACATACTTAGCAACCAGTGTTAAGGTGTTGTTAGCCTCGTTCCCGCCGATTGTGATATCTATTGTGGGTTGTTCATACGTTCCGACCATGTAACCAAGGATAGCAGTAGATGTTACATTGGCATGATCCATAGTTTCAAACTCATGTTTAAAAGTGAATGACCTAGCGTGGTCTGAATGTTTCTTAAGTGTCATGATGTTTCTCCTTTCCTTAATCAGTATAAGTTACAAAGACGCTATCCTTTAGGCTTTGCACACTTACAACGTTTTTATCAATCATAAAGTCATTGATACGAGTTTCAAACTCTTTATCTGGCTCTGGTTTAAACGCTTGAAAACCGAGTCCATTAGTTCCGTCTAGGACGAGCTCTCTTGTAAATAGTTTAATTTTCATTGTTTGGTGTCCTTTCTTAATCGGTATGATTAGCTAGAAAGTTATATCTTTCTCTGAAATTTGTAGTTTTAGTTTTAAAAAAACTCAATAACTACAAGTAAAACTACTTTAAAAAACCAGTAATATCAAGGGTTTAGGTCAATTTGTAGTTTTTGTAGTTTTAGTTTTGGCAAAAGACTTTTATTTTTTACACGCTATACAAATATCTATTTATTATTATCTATGATATTTAATACTACTAAAACTACAATATAGTATAAAGCCTATAATACCAGTGTTTTTGGTTGTAGTATTGGTTGTAGTTTCTGTGTAGTTTCTGTGTAGTTTTAAATTCGTTCATAGTAAGATACTGGAGTGCCACCTTTAAACAATCTTCTTTGTGTAGGTTGTTCTCCCTTTCTCCATCCGTCGTCATTATCTAAAAAGTCGCGTATTTTTTGAGAAATCAAGGTTTTCCCACCTCGGTTTGGGTTTTGATTGAAAGCAAGGTAAGCGATATGATTGGGGCTTGTGAATTGAATTAGACTTTCCGTCTGTATAGCTGGGTAATCGCTATATGCTTTTACGCCACCATCTAGTGGCTCTCCAAGTTGTTTTAAAACATATTGTCGTTGTTCATATTGTGAAAGACTATCCCAACCCTCAACGATTTTAAATTCATTTAGTAATTGCTTAATGATCTCTTTATCCACATCTTCGACCTTATAGTTTTCTTGGATAGCGGTCAGCTTTTCCATTAACTTTTTAGATGGTGTGAGTGGCTCTCTTTTATCAAACCAAACTTTCGCCTCAGCAAGTACTTGTAAAAAGTAATTTTCTTCAATATCCATAGGGTGTTGCTTCACATCATTAACACCACATTCAATAGGGAAGAAACGCCTTTCTGTTCCGCTATCCTTAAGAAAAGATTTCTTGTTAGCCGTTCCAATAAAAACACAATGCCTAGGGTGTGGGGTAGCCTTACGCTCGTAAGGATCGCGATAAGTGTCACTATCCGAAGAAATAAAACTTTTAACGGTTTCAATTTCTGCTTTTGACATTCCTTTTAGTTCCCCTAATTCAATAATGGCATTAGCTTGTATTTTTTGATAATCGCTATCAAATTTACCAAACCTTATTTCTGAATCGGTGTGATAATCTGGAAGTAATCGCTTAGTTACTGTGCTTTTTCCAGTCCCTTGCCTTTTGTCAATTAAAATAGGGACAACTTCAAACTTAACTTTTTCGAGATAAACCCTAGCCATGAGCCCCGTCAGCCATACCTTAGCAATTTCTCTGTTATAAGAATTATCAGCACACCCTAATAAGTCGATAAAATAGCGTTCCCCTCGGGGTTTACCGTCCCATATTTTACTTTCTATGCGTTGTTTAATAGGGTGGTAGGTGTTCTTTTTAGCTAACGCGGTAATGGCTACTTCTATGTGTTCTTTCCGAGGTGTAAACCTATATTTTTCATCAATAAAGGCGATACAAAGGTTTGTCTGCTCGCTTGTCCATAACCCCTTTTCTTTAGACCAAGGGAGTGTCTTTGTGACTTCGATAGTTCTTTCAAATTCATTGTATTTAATACCTTTAAAGATATTGTCATGAAATTCAAAAACCTTACTGACATTGTAGGGACTGCTAGTAACATATTCTTCCCCATTTTTGCCTTTTTTCGTTCTAAATGCAGGTCCAAAAAATGACTGTTCAACTTGTGAGAATTTGTCTTCAAACTCTTGTAGTTCTTCTTTTTCTATGGCTCGATACCTCTCTTTCTCATTTCCGAAGTTAAGATACTCCTAAAAGTCCTATCTATCTCATTGCTAGATAAAGGCTTATCAGTAACCTTATTAGCTATCATTGTCAGTTCATAGGCGGTAGGGATATCTGCCTTTACATATTTTGATAACAATAACCCTACAAACTTAGTTACCGCAACATTACGCCCGCCCTCGTCACCAAAGCCATGTAATAGGGTATCTAGCACGCGCATGGTGATTGTTTTATTACCGCTTGGACGTGGTGTGTGATAGTGTGGTTTTTGACTAGCCGTAACTGTTTTTGCTACGGGGTAATCACGCCCCCTATTTACAATCTTTTCATAATCAGTAGGGTCTCCAGTGGTTACTGGTAAGCCTTGTAACTGCGACCATGTTAGGCTTGTACTGTCGAATGGTAGCCCGATTTTGCCTGCTATCTCTTGGACGGTCTGCCTATAGGTCTGCTCGTCCATTGCGTCGCTAGGCTTCACTACAAGCCTATAACGTGGGTTATTAGCCGTGTGCTTAATAGTTGGGTAAACTATATAAGAATACCCGTGTAAGGCGTTATCGACCACGCTAGGAAAGTCTATATTAGCCTCTAGCTCGTCATAGTCCAAGAAAATCAAGTCACGATAAACTAAGCTAGCATTATTGCGTTTGTAGTTGCCGTTCTCGTCTTGTTTCACCTTGCCACTAAGGCAGTAGGGGGCTGATTTGCGCTTAAAATCGTCTATATTTGCACCCTGTGGTACTCTCCTAGGTCGAAATTCAGCGATATAGTCAAAGGGTGCTTTTTTATCGAATAAATTCAAGTCATTACCAAAACCCACACTTTCGTAGATAGGCATTAAGTCACCCCCTTTTTAGTTATACACGCCTAGAAAAGCTAGAATATCACTGACACGGTAATAGACTTTGCGCGTGTCTTCCACTGGTGGCTGATAGCGTTTAAGCCCAGCCTCTTCCCAGCGTCTTAGGGTATTATATTTAAGTCCTAACTCGTCCATAGCTTGCTGGGCGGTGATTAACCCTAACTGGTGTTTATCGAGCTTAGAATAGCCCTCTAGGGCTTTATCTAGTACCGATATAACCCCTTGGGCAAGCTCTTTTTGGTATTCTTCACTTAGAACTTGCATATTAGCCCCTTTCTAGTATTTTCTTGTAGTTAGTCACGTCCTCGATAGACATTAGAACGTCAAGCCTTTTCTGCTCGTTCTTGACTTGGTTTTTAAGAGAAATAAGCCCCTCTAATAATTCCTCTCTGGTCTCTGCTATATAGTAACCGTTACGACTACCAACCCTAGCACCAATGATAGGGACACCATAGCGAATAACTAAGTTACTGATTGCACTAGATATTAGTCGAGGTTTGTAACCCGTGATAGTGGCTATCTCTCCACCAGTCGTAGCGTTAGCACTCCCTTTCTTTAGGACTGCTAAAACTGCCATTTCTGCCTCTTGTAGTCTATTTCTTTTCATTGACACCTCTTTCTTGACTGCTTACCATAATTTGCCCATTCATCCACATATCAGTGACGATCGTTAAAAACTCAAGTACACTTTCTAACTCCCTGTGGTCTTCTGGTGGGTAACAATCAAATTTATTTTCTAGGGAAAAATCTAGCATAGTTTGGAAAGCCTCATCTAACCACTGACCAAAGTGTTCAGCTCGTAATTTTGCAAAGTCAAAGTTTTTGTTTGTTGTCATTGCCCGCCTCTTTCTAGTTGTATTGTTTTCTCCGCTATACAAGCTAAGTTCTCTATAGATTGTTGTTGTGTTTTAATGATATCCAGTAGTTGCTTAATGATCTCGACAATTTCCGGAACAACGTCCGTATCCGTATCTTCCATGTCCGTAATTGTAACTAGAGTTGCACTTAGTGTTTCTAGCTCTTTTTTCCGTCCAAAAAGGTCAATAATTTCTGTCATGATATTCCTCTTTCTAGTTGTAATACTTGCCTTGTGATTGAATATAAGCCCCGTAACGAGTGCCTACGTTGCGCGTGGTGTTATCTGTCACGGTATCAGTTTTAGGCTCTATATCAAGCTGAAAATAGCTTTTTTTAAGCCATAAAACGGTTAGGGCAAGCATTAAAATGATAGCTAGGATAATAAACTGGTTTGCTGATAAGTTCAATTCAGTAGCCATGATTTACTCTCCTTTTTCCTCTGCCTCGTATGCTCTTAATTCCTCTGGGTTGTCACATTCGAGCAGATAAAAAGCAATTCTATCTAGCTCGTTAGAATAAATTTCTAACATATCAAAGACAGTTTCCAGAAAGTTATCAGTTTCAAGGCGTAGTAGCCCATTATCAGCCCCAGCGTGCTTCGCGATCATAAGAGTGTTATCGTGGTGGCGTAGTGCTTGTAAACCAGTCATGATGCCATGTAATTCAAGACCTAGTTTGTTAGATTGTTTCACTGTAAGTGTGTTATTCTTTGTTTTTTTAGCCATTTTCTTTACCTCGTTTATTTTAATTACTGGTTAGACCTTATTTTTTTCTGTGATGTTATTCCATTTTTAAGAGGTAGCGCTCTAAGTAGGGGTACACGATACCAGCAATTCATGATATAATTGAGGTATCTTTATAAGTGTTCTAAAACCCGACATAATATGGCTTGCCTGCCAGTGTGTTGCGTTTTAGTTGTGAATGTTTAAAGGCTTGTGAGTTTGGCGACTGCTAAGCCTTTTTGTTTACTTTTGCATACTTTTGCTTTAAAAAAATATATCGTCAATAGTGATATCGGGGAATTGGGGGAGTAGCAACTCTTTAAAATTCCTTTTTTCTTCGTCAGTAAACGCATTTTTACCAACTTCTTTATTGTGATACGTTTGCTTTGTCATACCAAGTCTTTCACCTAACTGGGCTTGCGTTAAACCTAGCATATTCCGATATCCTCTTACTTTGCCTTTGTTCATTTCTTCACCTCCTTTACTTCTGCATACTTTAATAATAAACTTATCTTTTTATTATGTCAATACTTTTGTTTACTTTTGGAGTGAAAACAACTATAATTACATTGAGGTATATATTTATGGAGACAAATAAAAAACAAGTTGGTTTGAGAATTAAAGATATAAGGCTTTCCCTAGGAGAGTCTATGGAAGAATTCGGTAAGCGTTTTGATACTAGTAAAGGAACGGTAAATAATTGGGAGAAAGGTAGAAACTTACCAAATAAGTCTAATCTTTTAAAAATTGCTAAACTAGGGAAAATTACCCCTAGCATTCTCTTAAAAGGTAAAACTGCTGCTATACCATTCCAATTCCCGTCGTTAAGTGATATTTTGTACGATCGTAGTAAAGATTATATTCATGAGTGTTATGAGATTATAACTTTCAATACAAGCGATGGACGAGAAGAAGATATTATTTATACAGTGGTTATAGGCGTAAAGTGTATCTTAGATAAAATACCAAACGGTGACAATGCCAATCGAGCCTACACCGATGTTTTAAATAAGAGCGAGTGGGTTGCTGCTGATGTTTTTTTAACTAACTTTTTCACTGGTGGAGGTAGTCTTGAATTTCTTTCATATCCCCAAATCGTAGCTCTTAGGAAATTTCTTCAGAAGTTGGATGATTATCGCATGGCTATTGAAGAAATCCCCAAGTAACTTATTTTTCGAACTTTATTCTATGTTTGATTAAGTTTTAACTGATAGAACACTATCTCTTAAATATTCAACCAATCTAAACCCGATATAATATGGCTTGCCTGCTGATGTTTAGAAAGGTTTATCATGGAAATTAACGAGATAAAGAAAAAAGACGGGTCAACCGTCTATCGTGCTAATATATATCTTGGTGTTGATGTAATCACTGGTAAGAAAGTTACAACTAAAGTCACTGCTAGGACAAAGAAAGAACTCAAGACCAAAGCCCAACAAGCGCAATTTGATTTTAAGGCTAATGGATCAACACGCTTTAAGGCTAGCACTATCACAACATATAAAGAACTAGCTCTTTTATGGTGGGATAGCTATAAAGATACCGTAAAACCTAACACCCAAGATAATGTTCATAAGATTTTAAATAACCATATCTTACCCTTGTTTGGCAGTTTTAAACTAGATAAGCTAACAACTCCACTAATACAGTCGATTATCAATAAGGTTGCTAATAAGACCAACAAAGGAGAAACGGGGGCTTATCTCTATTATGACAAGATACACGCGCTTAACAAGCGTATTTTACAGTATGGCGTAGTCATGCAAGCTATACCGTTTAACCCTGCGCGTGAGGTTATTCTCCCTAGAAATATCCAAAAAGCAAAGCGACAAAAGGTTAAGCACTTTAACAACGAGGAACTAAGACAATTCATTGATTACTTAGATAGCCTAGACAGTAATAGATACCGTTATTACTATGAAACCGTGCTATATAAGTTCTTACTTGCCACTGGTTGCCGTATTAACGAGGCTTTGGCTCTCTCATGGTCTGATATTGACCTTGATAATTCTGTTGTCCATATAACCAAGACTTTAAACTATAAACAAGAGGTAAACAGTCCTAAGTCAAAAGCTAGTTACCGAGATATCGATATAGATCAGCAAACCATAACCATGCTGAAAAAATACCAACGTAAGCAAACCCAAGAGGCTTGGAAACTAGGTAGGTCTGAAACAGTGGTATTCTCGGACTTTATACACGAATACCCTAATAACCGTACCTTACAAACTCGATTAAGAACACACTTTAAACGCGCTGGAGTGAATAACATAGGTTTCCACGGTTTCCGACATACTCATGCTAGTTTGCTCCTTAATTCGGGTATTCCTTATAAGGAGTTGCAACACCGCCTAGGACATTCTACTCTTTCAATGACTATGGACACATACAGTCACTTATCCAAAGAGAACGCAAAAAAAGCCGTCTCATTCTATGAAATGGCTCTAAAATCTATATAAAAGTAAGCAAAAAGGTAAGCAAATTGCTGAAACAGTATTTTAAAACAAAGAAAAAGCCCATAACAACGGGCTTTTTGCAAAATGAATTTTAAAATTAAAGCATTTTGTTGTAGAGCTAA